AAGACTGGGTTATCAAATTATCAAATACAGTGGTTAGCATTCGCAGAAGGTGTTATAATTACTATAATCATATTATAAGTACATGGCAAGAGTTACTACAAGTGAGATCCTGATGCAGTTGATGCAATTGCAAAGTCGGGTAGGGGATATGGAAAAAACGCTAGATCGCCGTATAACACATCTTGAGAAACGTTTCGAACAATTCGAATTAGACGCAAGGTTTAAGAGTGATCCAGCAAATGACCCCATTGGGGATCTACCAGGAATGTCTGGAGGTAAACCCGTTTCAAGTTTTGGAAAGAGTATGGGACTATGACCAAAGAAACTTTAAACTATTATGAGAAAGCATTGAATGATTTTGAACATTTCTGTGATGAATTTGAAAATGCAGCAAGTAAACGCTTTCAAGGTGTAGATGATGGATCCACAGCAACAATTGACACTGACACAGTTGAACGAGCAACTCCAGCAGTTGTCACAGAGGTTGATGAACTTAGAGCAGAGAGTGAAGAGTTTAGAGAACCTCCAATTAATGTACAAGCCACCTCAGTCGGAGGAGTACTTGACATTGACGCAGACATTGAATGATCTGTATAGACAAGTTGATATATTAGGAAGGTATACAGGTGGATGAAAACACTTATAGAGATATCATGTACATTCATGATGTAATCTCAATTAATACGATGACACTTTCTATGGGTAAATACGTAGAGAGTATACAAATTGCTTTAGAACAATGCCAGCAGCAGCAAGAAAAGGAGACCAAGTAATTACTGGACATGCCTGTGACGGTACAACGGAAATTGAATTTGGAGAAGAGTCTGTGATAATTGGCGGTAAGCAGGCTGCATATGAAGGTGCTGGCCTGAAATCACATAATATCTTGGTTGGCAAAGATTGTGTACCGCATGCTACTGTAGTAAACGCAGGTTCTCAAACAGTCGAGGTTAAGGGTAAACCCCTTGCACGTAAGGATGACTCAGCTTGTGCAGGTACTATCAGTCAGGGTGACGAGAGTGTGGTTGTCGGTTAGCGAGTCTTGTGTTATAATATGATGAGTTAGTAAATTACTATGGCAATTCGTAAAAAAACTTTGAGTGGTGCAAATATTTTCGTAGAGGCGGTTCCTAAGAAGACTCGTCAGGGTAATGGACAGCATACGAAGTATTCTGCGTCTTCTAGGAATAAAGCACCTAAGCGGTATAGAGGACAGGGGCGGTGATCTCCGAAACGCCGAAGACTCCGAATGAATTATTAAAATGTATCAAGCGTTACCAAGTAGACTACATGTAAAGGATAGTTCTGTCGCAGGGCAGGGTATATTCGCATTAGAAGAGATTCCTGCTGGATTCGTTCTAGGAATGTCTCATATTGTTGTGGAGGAGGTCATCTATCGAACTCCTCTAGGTGGTTTTATAAACCATAGTGATGATCCAAATTGTGTAAAATGGTGTGAGGAGGACAAATGGTTCATCAAAACACTAAGGAAGATCCACGTAGGTGAGGAATTATTCCTAAAATATACATTTTATAGCGTCTAAATAAATTGGAGTATTCTAATTTGTTTGAGTGGCTACTAAGTTTACACAATCCTTCAAGGATTTATCACTTACGTTCAAAAAACATCCTGTAACTGATGATTTAGTGGTTACAAAGGATGCTGCTGCCATTCAGCAAGCATTAACAACACTTTTATTAACATCAAAAGGCGAAAGACTGTTTAACCCAGAATTGGGGAGCAGTCTTCGCCGTTTTTTATTTGAACCGTTAGATTATGCTACTGCTAGTCTAATTAAATCTGCGATACTAGAAACAATTAAAGAGTATGAACCTAGAGTGATTGTTATCGAGTTGATCATAGACCCTAATCGAGATGAAGATGGGTTTGATGTAGAATTGACGTATAAAATAATTGGACTTCAACAGCCACCCGTGACAGTAGACTTCTTCTTGAGCCGTACACGATAATGCCTTACACACAGTTAAACAATCTTGACTTTAGAGATATAAAGTCAACTCTTAAAGAATATTTGAGAGCAGAATCAGATTTTACCGATTATGACTTCGAAGGATCTACCCTGAGTCAACTATTGGACGTACTTGCTTATAATACGTACTACACAGCATTTAATACCAATATGGTAGTGAATGAACTGTTCTTGGATTCTGCGTCTCTGAGGGACAATGTAGTGTCTCTGGCGAAACAGTTAGGTTATACTCCCAAATCAATTACAGCATCAAAGGCAAAAGTTAATTTTAACGTTAATATTCCAAATAATGCACCTGATTATGTTCTATTGAAGGCAGGAACAGGATTTTTGACCAATTATGACGATACAACTTATCAATTTGTAGCAACAAAAGACTTTAAGGCAGAAGTTGCAAACGGTGTTGCACAATTTGAGGATATCGAGATAGTAGAAGGCACGTTAGTCACAACTAATACGACGTTTTCCACAGCCGTAAAAGGACAAAAGTTCAAAATTGAGAATAGTAAGGCAGATATCAACACTTTAACGATAAAAGTATTCAATAACGCAAATAGCACTGATGCTGATGAGTGGAAGAAAGCAGATAATATCTTAGATCCTACTGTTAATTCAGAATCAAAGGTCTATTTTGTTAGTGAAATTGAAGATGAGAATTATGAAGTTGTCTTTGGTGATGGTGTATTAGGAAAAGCACTAGGTAACGGAAACGTTGTCCAGATGTCCTACGTGGTCACTCATGGTAAAGAGGTCAATGGTGCTAAGACATTTACTTTTGGTGGTGTTCTATCAGATGCTAGTACCACATTAACTGTACCTTTCAATGTTACTGGTGTCACTACTATTGATAAAGCATATGGTGGTGAAGATATTGAGAGTGTTGCTAAGATTAAGTATCTTGCACCTAAATTCTTCTCTTCTCAGAACAGAGCAGTGACTAGTTCTGATTATGAAGTGATTGCACGTAACGTATATCCTGCAATTAGTGATATTATTGTGTTTGGTGGTGAAGAGCAAGTACCACCTGACTATGGAAAGGTTTTTATTGCTATCAAACCTAATGATGCGTCATTCCTTTCTGCATATACTAAGAATCAGATTGTAAATGATCTGAAGAGGTATTCTGTTGGATCTGTTAGACCAGTATTGGTGGATCCTTCTATTTTGTTTGTCGAATTAGATTCGAAAATCTTCTTTGATGGAAATATGACAGAATTACTTCCGCAACAAATAGCAGGTAATGCTGCTAAAGGAATAACAGAATATTTGAAGACATCTCAGACTGAGAAGTTCAATGGTAAGTTCAGATATTCGAAATTCATTAGTGTCATTGACGAGTCGGATAGAGCAATCAAATCTAACCTAACCTCAGTCACACTAAGGAAAGATTTTTATGCACAGTTGAATTCATCTTCATTCTATGAGATATGTTATCAAAATGCATTCAAAGTTGATTGTGATGATCCAGTCGTTTCTTCTACAGGTTTTATAACCCTAGAATATCCAAACTATACCACGTATCTTGAGGATAGATCTGGAAAAATAGTACTATATAGACTAGATCCAGTGTCAGGTGAGAAAATTGTCTTAGATGACTCTTTGGGTGATGTTGATTATGCTAAAGGTGAGATCATGTTGTATGACTTGACACTCATTCAAGGAAGTTTTTCTGATAATCGTATCGAACTGCGTGTGAAACCTGCATCTAACGATGTCACTGTACTTAGAGAAGTATATCTTGACGTAGATGTAGCAAAGAGCAAATTTACAGCGACTAAAGAATAGTGCCAAAGACTGCAAGGAAGACCTCACTATTAATAGAGAATCAACTCGCTTCTTTTATTAGCGAAGAGTATGAACTGTTCGGAAAGTTCGTACAAAAGTACTATGAGCAATTAGAATTACAGGGTCAACCTCTGGATATTGCGAATCACCTTGCAACATATCGTGATATTGATTTTTATGACAAGAGTATCCTTAAACAGAATACACGGTTATTCCAGTTTGCACAATCAACGGATACGTCACTAACCGTAGAGGACACCAGCGCATTCCCTGATAGTGGTTACTTGCAGGTTGATGATGAGATATGTTTCTATAAGTCTAAATCTTCTACACAGTTCCTAGAGGTCAGTAGAGGAGTATCTGGTAACACCCAGCTGGGAGATCTATATCAAGAGTCTACATTTGTTACTACTCAGGCAGCAGATCACACTGTTCCTGCAAAAGTCCATAATATTAGCAATCTTTTTCTCTTTGCACTAGTAAAGAGTTTCGAAAAGCAGTATCTACCTGATTTTCCTGTTGCTTTTCTTAATGAAACTATTGATCAGCGTAATTTGATCAAAAATATCGCAGATTTCTATAAAGCGAAGGGTACTTCTCAATCAATCAAGTTTTTATTCAAATGTCTAGTTAAGGATGATCCTGCTCCAGATGTAAAATACCCTAGAGAGCAGACGATCAAGTCTTCTGAGTCTACATGGATAAAAAATTATTCTCTTAAGGCAAAAATCCTTTCTGGCACTCCAGAGTCATTTATTGGAAAACGCATCGTCCAAAACGTAGACGGGGCCTACGCTTCTGCGGTCATTGATAACGTCCTCTTCAGTGGAAGGCATGATGGTATTGATTTGTATGAATTGATACTTGCGGAAGAAAGTGTTAATGGTAAGTTCACATTATCCGCAAAGACTACTTTGAGTGCGGATATTGATAATTCAAGTACTACTGTAGATGTATTCTCCACAATGGGGTGGAGTGACAAAGGAAAGTTCACTATTAACAACGAAACCTTCACTTTTGAAGAAAAGACTATAGATCAGTTCATTATTAAGACTAGATCAGCAGCTTCTTCACATTATGCTGGTGATTTAGTATATGACGCTGCTAACGTTAGTGTAGGTACTGACTCTGTACTCATCTTAGGTGTATTCTATAGTGCTTCTCCCACTATTCCTAGTCCTTATGCTAATGTAGGAGAGAGACTTGAGATATCAGATCCTGGTTTTGTTAATACGGACGTAAAGATTTTTGATTCCTCTAATAATGTAAGATGGGATCTATCTAACATATCTGCAATCTTTGAAGATGGTGATGATTACTACATTGCGTCACCAAACAATCAGTTACGTATTCTTCCTAAACTACCTACTCTAACTACTGAGGTCTATAAGACTAATAATAAAGATATTGGTGTTTTCCTTGATGGAAGTCTTGCTATGGGTGCAAGGCACACTGATAGTGTACTTAATGGTTCAATTCAGAAAGTTGATGTTATCCGTAGAGGTAGTGGATACGCTAAAGAACCATTTGTCCTTATAAACGGTGATTCTGGTCTTGCAAGGACTAAGTTAGCAGGTCAGGTAGTCGAATCAGTTATTGTTGATACACCACTGCTATACACTGCTACACCTACCATAGAGATCACTTCTGGTAGAGGTGCAGTAGTTACTCCAGTTATAACCAATGGTGCTATCACCAGTATGGTCATAACAGATCCAGGTGAATATTACTCATCTCCTCCTGTTATTAGAATTTTAGATTTAGCAGGTAAAGGAAGATTTGCGGAATTTACATCAGAGGTATCGAACAACGGTCAAATTACTGCGTGTAACCTAGTTACTGCTGGAAGTGGATATACGAACGGGAATATCAGAGTCGATGTCATTCCAGTTGGTTCTGGTGCTATAGCAAATGCGAGTATTCTCTCATGGACTAAAGACAGGTATAAGTTAACTCAAACAAATCCAGTTCCTGCTGCTTTACGTAGTGGCGACAACGGTACGAACCATAGTCCTATTCTGGGGTATGCTTATGATGGGAACCCCATATATGGTGCTTACGGATATAGCAATCCCCTAGACAGTACTAGTGCTATCAGTCAGATGAGCTCTAGTTACTCATTGAATTTAGGAAGATCGGTCGGACCTTCCACGGCTGCTTACCCACTAGGTACATTCTTTGAGGATTACAAGTATACACATAAGTCAGGAACACTGGATCATAACAATGGTCGTTACTGTTTAACACCTGAGTATCCTGATGGTGTCTATGCCTACTTTGTAACTGTTAGTTCATCTAATGATCCTGTATTCCCTTATATCATAGGTGAAAACTACTATGCAGTTCCTAGAGATTCGAACTATGTTCAATCACTAAGTCACAACGATATTCCAAAATCCTCCACTAGATTAAGAACTCCTGATATTGCAAATAATGGTGATAAAACTACACTTTTAATAGATGAAGTAACAAGAGGAACTATATCTGGTGCAGAATCAGTATCTAGTGTCTCAACATTCTCAGTTGGGTCTAAGTTAGAGATTAATAGTGATGGTACTGAGGGTCGTGGTGTTACTGCTGAGGTTTCTTCTGTAAAAGGAAAGACAGTAGCATCTATTGAGTCACAAGAGACTAGAGCACTATTAATTAATCTATCAAATACTGCATATCTGTTTGATGGAGATACTATAACTCAATCAGTCACTGGTGCAACTGGTAAGTTGGTTGGTGATGTGTTTAGTGGCAGTCTACTTACATTGAGAGATGCTAATGGTACATTTACATCTACAGATTCACTATACTCAAATACTAAAGTAGTAACTCTAATATTAGATGAGAATTCGTCTTATACTAAAGGAGCAAATCTAGCATATACAGATGGTGTTGCTACTACTATTGCTATTGGAGAAGTATTAGAAAGTACATCAAGTAAGAATACAGTTAAAGTTAAAGTAACAACTGGAGATTTCAATGTTACTGATGACTATTTCATTAGAAGTAGTAATTTGATTGATAGTGTTGGTTCTAAGTTGATTAGTACTAATTCACTAAGTTCTGGTCTTAACATCTTTACTATCAATGACCATGTAGCAATACTTAAGACTAATGGTAGTCATGGTGTTGGTATTGGTGATGATATTGAGATTGATATTAATCCTGATGATACTGAGACAACTACTACACAGTATGTAAGAAGTAGAATTTACCAGGAAGTTACTTTCCAGTCACCAGCCGCTACTACAGCAATTAATGACACAGGTATTGGTAGAACTACTATATTGAATGGTGGTGAGGATTATACAGCTGGTACATATCTTGATGTTGCTCTTAAGGGTGGAACAGGAAGTGATGCAACAGCAGACTTTGTTGTAGATCCTTCTGGTAGTGTAACAAATGTTACAATTAAGAATAAGGGTACTGGATATCTGAAGTTTGATGTCCTTACTGTTGGTGATGCTGATTTATCTAAGACAGATGCTAGTACACCTGTACTACAATTAGAGGTAGATCATATTGGTTTGGGACTCACTGAGACTACTCTTAATGTAGACAGTAGTATTGGGTTTACTGATGGTGACCATGTACAGATTGGTGATGAGGTTATATTAATACAATCTAAGACTGGTGATTCATTCTCTGTAACTAGAGCACAAAAAGGAACAGTTGCTGTAGACCATTACAATGATGCAACTGTCACACTGTATGTTCCTGGTTATACACTAGACAGAGGTTATAAGATTGGTAACCTTGCTGGAGATGCGTCTATACAGTCATATGATCCTGTTACTCAGAAAGCAGAGGTTGTATGGGATTACAACTCAACATTAACTGATATTGTTGCTGTTACTTTAAGTACTGTATTCTATGATACAAGTGAAGATAAGAGACTTGTAAGAGTTGTTGAAGTCAGTGATCCAATTGAAGTATTTGAGTTTTCCACAGACCAAGTAAATTTTGTTAGGAATCCTGTACTAAACATTAAGGAATTCTATAAGTACGACTTTGATGTATCTCATACCTCAATGCAGGACAGGGAATTTGATATATCTCCTAGTATCAATTATAACATCAATACTCCTGAGAAGATTGATACTAATACCAATGTTGACATCAAATTAGGATTTGGTCCTAGAGTCGCTACAAACACCTATAGTACAAAAGTACCACTAAGGTACTCTAAGTATTTCTATTTCGATAGGAACGGTGTTACATCACGTGAGACAGGTTTCTTGAATGTTGTATCTGATCCTCTTCAAGGTATTAAGAAGGCATTATATGTAACAAGTGATTCTATTGTATATGACACTGGTGTAACTGCACCACATGACGGTTCAGGAACTGTCACATACACATCAGGATCTAAATTCTCTGTTGGTGCTATTGATAAAATCAATGTTATTAATATTGGTGGTGAATATAAGAAACTACCAATAGTAGTTGGTGTACTTCCAACAGATGCGTTGAAATCTACTGCTACCACTAGCATTTACAATGGTTCTATTGATGGTGTAGAGGTTGTTACTCCTGGATCAAATTATTCTAAACCAAAGGCAGTTGTTGATGGAAATGCCAAATTAAATGTAATATCAGATAATGGAATCATTACTGGTATTCTTATTGATGATGCTGGATCTGGTTATACCGTTGCTCCAGAGGTTAGGATTGTAGAAACTGATCTTAAGGTATATCTTTCAAGTACTGATATAGGGGTTCCTAGAAATATTCGTATTATTAACAATGGTGGTGCTTATCATAGTGATACTACTTTAAGTTCTACTATTAGATCAAATTATGTACTTAAACTATCTAATTTTGCTGATGATGCATTTAAGATTGGTGAAACTATAGTTCAGGGAGATACTGCTAGAGGAACAGTTACATCATGGAGAAAGGGATCTAATATTTTATCTGTTAAAGATGTGACTGGTCTCTTTAGAGAGAATTTACCTATTAAGGGTCTTGCTAAAGGAAACACTGCTGATCTTGATAGTATTTCATATACAGAGTTTACACCAGAGATTAAAACCTATTTTGATAATCTTGGATCATATAGTGATGATCAGGGTATAGTTAGTTCATCTAATCAGAAGCTTACTGATACTTACTATTATCAAGATTATTCTTATGTTATTAAATCTAAGACATCTATTGATGTTTGGAGAGATTTAATTAAGTCTACTACCCATCCTGCTGGTTTCCAGTTATTTGGTGAAGTTCTTATTGAATCTGATTCACATGCTAGAATGTCACCTGTAACATCTAGTGATCATTCTACTAGGATTCAATTATGGGATCCAGATAAGAATAAGATTACTGTTGTTAGCACTACTAAGCAAATTAGTACCTCTATCATTAAGACAGAGCAATTACATATTGAACAGGGACTAGGTTCTGTATCACGTGATACATTCTCTACAGAAGAAGTTAGAGCAAAGCAAGTATACCTTAATGCTAATTTCAATGGTGCATTTACTAATCAAGGTAATCTTGAAGGACAGAAAACATTTGTTCTTGTAGATGGAGATGGTAATTCTGTATCTCCATATAACTCACAGGCATTGACAATAACTCTTGATGGTATTATGCAAGAACCTGGTTCAGCATATTCTATCAGTGGTAGTAATATTACATTCTCTTCACCTCCATTAGGTCCTAGAGTACATGAGGGTCAGGATATACCACAGGTTAGATTCTATGCTAGATGGTTTGAATTTAAGACTGATGCACTGAATGAAAGGTATCTTAAGAAACTAAGAAATATACACCAGAGATCTGGTACTTGGATTGATGCTGCTAACCAGTTGTCAATGAATAGAGCATATATTCAATCAGAGACATTAGGTTGGATTAAAGCACAATACCCAGATCTTACATGGGGTACATTGGGTCCAACATGTCATAGAGATATTGGTCTAGTAGTAGATGCTTTAGAACATGATTTAAGATTTGGTGGTAACCAAAAGACTATCCTTGCTGGTGAAGCATATTATAATAATGATCTTCTTGATTTTATTACAGGTGAGATTGAACCAACTATTAAGGCATTTGAGAAAGCAAAAGATCTTGCTGTATTAGCAATGAGGAATGTATTGCCTACTGGTGAATACACAACATTAGATCCATTCATTGATTCGAATATTCGCACAGGTAGTCCTTTCACTCCTAAGTGTGCAGATGTTGAGTCTGCTTTAGATCAGTTATATGAGAACCTTAAAGTAACAATTGTAACTGGTCCTGGAACTGCTACAATTTCATTACCTGATTACGTTAATAACGAGAATAAGATATTTGATCTTTATTATGCTGATGGTGAGGAAGTAGTTACTGATACTAATGAAAATCTTATGGTTTCAATAGGTGGTGTTGTACAACATGACTCTGCTTATAGCATTGATAGAACTACTGTACCAAATAAGATTGTATTTACTGGAGCACCTATTTGGCAACAGGAAGCAAATACTAAAACAGTTTATGAACCATTAGCAGTAGATAATATTGCTTTACATGGTATTGGTAACTATAACAGATGTGAAATTGAAACTTCTGGTATTCTAGATGGATCTCCTGGTCCTTTCATTATACTTGATAGTGTTACTAAAGAAGTTAAGAAAATAGATGATGCTGATTATGCATTTGTATTCATTGATGGTGTATTACAGAGAGACACTGATTCATATAGTATAAGTGGTCCTGCAATTAGATTTACAAGAAAGATATTTGCTAAGAATAATGTAGAAATTATGTTGTTGTATGGTAGAGATATACAACAGACAATAACTTTCCATGATTTCCAACCTGGTACATATTTCAATAGATTAGAATTAACAATTACAGATACTAATGCTAATGAATTTACTTCATTGTTTAGTTGGTTTAACACAAATTATGATTTCCCTAGATATGCATTCCAGAAGGATGGATCTGCCAATAACGTAATAGGTGATATTAAATTTATTGAAAGACTTAGTGATAGATCAGTTAAATTGACTATTGCTGGTAATAATCCTATATTCAATGGTTCTGAACCATTATACTTCTCTACTGGAACAAATGAAATAACTGTTGATGTTCCTAGTACACTTGTTTATCAGAAAGATGAGTATAACAATTACAAGATGCAGAGAAACTCATCTGCGTGGTTGTATGATCAATTAAAAGCAGATGAATCATTCTATGTGACTAAGAATTTACTCTCTTATCTAAATGAAGGAGATGTAATCAAGATTGATGGTGAAGATTCTTATAGGGATGTACAGGGACTACCAAGATTTGTAAATCCTAAAGATTATAGACCTGGTGCTGAAGTATCTTCCGAATATTTTGGTTCTATATCAACTACAAATTATAATGGTGATGTCAAAGGTGTAGGTTTAAGTGTTACTTGCACTGTTGAAGGTGGTAAAGTAACTTCTTTAGATTGGAATAGGAAGAATCTCCAATTATATTATGATGAGGGTATTATTGAACCTACTACTGCATATGGTTATGAAACTCCACCAATATTACACTTTATTCCTGAAGATGGTGCTGGAGGTGGAGCACATGCTGAAGTGATTGTAAGTAAGGGTCAGATTATTGATATCAAACTTATACAAGGTGGTTCTGGTTATACTAAGGAACCTAGAATTAGTGTTGCTAGAAGATATACTAGAATCAAGAGACGTGATAGGAAGATTGATAGTTTAGTTGGATTGATATTCTCAACTACACTATTACAAAGTTCTCCTAAAAATATAGCAGCAGAGATCGTTCCTATTAAGGGTATTGAAACTATTGGTGGTGTTATACCTGGTCTTGGAGGTGGTGGTGCTGGTACTTATCCAGTTACTGCTAATAAACCAAAGATTGTTTCTACATTCCAATTGGTTCGAGATCTTGGTTCTTATGTCTTTAAAAATGAGATAGTAGTATCATGGCCAACTTCAGTCACTTCTGCTCCTATGGGATCATCAGTAGAGATTGAAATTGAAAAAACAAGAACTATTAGATCTACCGCTTTACTCAATGTAAATCTTAAAAAGGAACTAATTAAATATATTGATACTGGTTGTGTAGATAATTATTTTGCTTACAACAACACATATAGTTCCGCAGTTTTAGGACCAACTCCACAGACATTTAACCGTGTCAGTTACAGCACCATTGGTGGTCAATTAGATCTAGGTGATGTTCTTTCCACAGGTGGTATTCCAGTATCCGAGTATACGCTGGAAGAGATCAGTGTGTGGAATTTCACCATTGAACAGATCAATGATGCAGTTGGTACTCAGTATGTTGGTAACATTAAGTGGAACTTTGTTAACCCATCCATCAACTACTATATAACTCAGTTGAACACAGCAGACTTGCCAGATGCTAGTGGTGGAGGATACGTAGCAACAGGTGCTATTGTTTATGCAAACACTACTAACTTTGCATCATCAGGAACCATTTTTGTTGGTCGTGAGAAGATCAGTTACACTGGCAAGTTGAGTGATCGTTTTACAGGATGCGAAAGAGGCGTAGATAACTCCCCTATTGAGGAGCATCTCATTGGAGAGTACATCAGAAACGCCCTATAAATAAATATAAATAACTCGGATTTAGTCTTAATTTAACATTTAGAGACCAGTGCTATGGCAGCTATTATTTCAGAAAAATTTAGGATCTTCAATGCGAAGCAATTCCTAGAGTCATTGAGCGAAGGCGCAAACGATGCGGATGCAGCTCGAACTAGAATGTATTTCTTCGTAGGAAGATCTGCAAAATGGGATGCTTACATCGAAGTATTCAATGTATCAGGTACATTTGCAGCAGGTGAAACTGTTACAGGTGGTGGATGGTCAGCAACAGTTGCTGAGGTTAATGAGAATAGTCTTCTAGTTAACAACGTTCTTCCTACCTCAACGACTACACCTTCATTTGGAACTACCATCACTGGTGGTACTTCAAGTGCTACTGCGAAGTCTGGAGTTTACAGGTATGCTACTGAAGAAGCACCTCCTGCTCCAATTGATAACTATTCCGAGAAGATAGCAATTTATAATGAACTTATTGCTGCCAAGCGTATTACAGGACCATTCGCACGTCTTGTTGTTCCACGTTATAACTGGAATATTTCACTAAATCCTAAGTTTGATATGTACCGTCCATCATACGCTCCTACTCCAGGTGGCGGTGGTGCTGTTGGTAAATCAACTGCTACTGGTCAATCTTCCTTATCAGATGGAAAGTTCTATGTAATGAACTCCAGCTATGAGGTCTTTAAGTGTCTTTATAATGGTGAGAGTCCTGCTAATCCAACAGGACAAAATGCTACTTATGAGCCTAAGTCCCAACCTGCTGCTGGACAAGGTGCATTTGCTTCTGGTATCTACACAGAACCTTCTGGTACTGCTGGATATATTTGGAAACATATGTTTACACTTCCTACAGCAGACGTTCTATCATTCCTATCAACAGACTTCCTACCTATCGTTGAGAAGACTGAAGCAAGTCGTGTAACTGTTGAAGGTCAGGCAATTAATGGTGGTGTACATGTAGCAGTGGTTGAAGATGCAGGTTCTGCTCTACCAGCTACAGCAACACTTTATACTCCTGTATATGGTGATGGTAGTAATGCTATTGTTAAATTCACTACAGACGGTTCTGGAACTATTACTGGTGCTGAAATGGAAGCAGCAGGTACTGGATACACTTATGGATCCACAATTCTAGAAACTGGTAAAGTATTTACTGATGCTGGTCTTACTTCTGCTGCAAGCAGCTTTACTGGTAAGGCTTCTATCGAAGTTGTTATCTCTCCAACAGGAGGACATGGTTCCGATGCTGAAAGCGAACTGTTCTCTAAGAGAGTTATGACAAACGTTCGTTTGACATATGATGAGGGTTCAGGTGACTTCCCTGTAGATAATGATTTCCGTCGTATCGGTATCATTCAAGACCCATTTGATTTTGGTACAACCAATTATGCTTCTGCTTCAACATTACGTGGTACAGCTGTACTAAAGGTTAATGGAGCAACTTCAGATTATACTGTTGACGAAGATATCTTCCAATCAGTAACTGGTGGAACAGCATACGGTAAAGTTGTATCTTGGGATTCAGCTACTGGTATCCTTAAGTATTATCAATCACCAGAATTACATAGTGACTCTGGTGTCGTAAGAGCATTTGAGTCAAATGCTGCTAATGCGGTCGTCGGACAATCATCCACAGCTAGTGGAAATATCGATACTGGTGCTTCTGGTGCAGTGTCTGGTATTACGTTTACAGGCGGTCTAGCATCCCCCGAAATCGCTGCAAACTCTGGCGAAATCGTATACATAGAGAACAGAAGACAAATTACTAGAGCTGCTGACCAAATTGAGGACATCAAACTAGTAATCGAATTCTAATTTACCCACCGTTATTAGAGACTGGTTGCAATGCCTCAAAAGACGAATCTTAATGTCGCACCATATTACGACGATTTTGACACTGACAAAAACTTTTACAAAGTACTCTTTCGCCCTGGATATTCTGTCCAAGCGAGAGAGTTAACGCAGCTTCAGTCTTTACTGCAAAATCAAATTGAGCAGTTTGGTAAATATGCGTTTAAGCAAGGTGAATTAGTAATTCCTGGTGAAATAGGTTTTAATAATAAACTTAATTTCGTTAAACTATCTTCAGTATCTGAGATACCTACAAACCAAAATGGTCAGATAGTTTATAAAAAATATGATGTAACACAATTAGTTAATCGTCAGGTTAAGGGATTAACATCTGGTGTTATCGCTACTATTGTACAAGCTGGTATTGCAACAGAGACAGAATCAGATGTTCTCTATGTCAACTATACAAATAGTGGTGATGCTGGAAATGAGGACACATTCCGTCAAGGTGAGACCCTAGAGGTCGTAGACGGTGTTAATACACCACTTATGGTGGTTGGAACCGATGGAAGCGTACTTCCTACTAGTATTTCTGTTACTAATCCTGACACAGGTGTATCAACGGCGTTAGAGAGTCCTGCAATGGGATATGCTTCTGCTGTTAAGGTAGAAGAAGGTATTTACTTTGTTAATGGATACTTTGTAAGAAACTCAAATCAATTACTTGTAATTGACAAGTATTATGATTCTCCATCTGCTAAGGTTGGATTTAAAATCAATGAGAGTATTGTAACTCCTGAAGAAGATGCAAGTCTATATGACAATTCTATTGGATCTTCAAATTACTCAGCACCAGGAGCACATAGGTTAAGTCTCACATTGAGTCTCGTTGTATATTCATTAGACGAGAAGACAGATAAGAATTTCATTAAACTACTTCAGATTAAGAATGGAGTGGTACAAACTCAAGTAGTACAAACGGACTACAATCTTCTTGAGCAGACTCTTGCACGTAGAACTTATGATGAGTCTGGTGATTATGTTGTTGATAACTTCTCACTTGATGTGAGAGAGTATCTACAAAAGAATGGCAATCTTGGTATCTATGGAAAAGATTCAGAAGGTCTAGTAAATGGTCTACCTGAGTTGGATGCTAGTAAGAAGTTAGTTGCTAGTGTTGGTCCAGGTAAAGCATATGTTAAAGGTTTCGAAGTTGTTAATAAAGAAACCAAGTACATTG